GCGGGCTGTGCGTTTATCATGGCCCGCACCTGCTGGTCGTCAATCCGAGCTATCTCGCCGTCCGGGTTCTGGAGCTTCAACAGTTTTTCGTAGGTTGAAAGGTCGGACAGGAGAGGCCGCCCTGTCGGGCCTCTAGGCGACGTGGCGGCTAACGCCATCTGCATCTCGCCCTGTTCATCCCGTGGCAGCTTCGGTTCGCACCGCACCACGATGTACCAATCAGGTTCCACGTCATCAGGGGAGGCATCCATGACGAAGAACTTGCCTTGCTGGTCAAAGCCCTTGAGCTTCATCGTCTGCCCTTTAGCCTTGAACTGGCCCAGGATTTCCTCGCACAGCCAGGTCCAGGCTTCCTCCATGAGAGACGTGAACGGGCCATAGACCGAGCGGGTGTTGTCGTTCATCATAGCCAGCGCGGCACCCGAATGAGCCTGCGGGTCCAAGCCGTAGCCTATCGGATAGGGCACGGTAGACTCCTGTTTGTCCCTGTCCAGGAGTCCCAGGATGACCGCCGACTCCTTGGGCACTTCCGGCGGCTTCAAAGGCTCCAGCGTCTCTTCCATAGCGGAATCCATGTTGATGACGCTCCACGCGCTGTAGGGGTCGTGGATTCCGGCGGGCAGCGAGCCGCCGCCTCTTTTTCTATGCACCAAAGTGCCGGCCACGGACTTCTCCGCCGTGTCCATTATGAATGAAATCTGCTTATTCTGAGTGGGATAGACGTTCCTGGAAGATGCCCAGACGGAGTTGGCTCGATACTTGAGCGTTGCGTCCTTGTTCTTGGTATATATGGTAGGCATTCCGCCAACGAATCCGAGGAATACCGGGACATGGCCCAGGCCGTGGTCGGTCGGCTTCTTCACGAACTGGCTGTCGCCTTCGCCCTGTCCGGTGCCCTCCGCTAATACCACAGCGTTGGTCTTNCGGTCAAAGAAGTCTATCACCCTGCATTCGTCGGCGCTCAGTTTGACTCCCCAGCGTTCTTCAGCCTCTTCTTTGGAGACAGTGTACTCGTAGGAGGCCCAGGCCAGGCCGTCGGCTCCCTTCTCCCATGCCATGTGAAGCGGGTCCCATTCCTTCACATCTACTGTCTGTTCCCCATTCAGGTCGGTATAGATGAGGCACTTGAGGGCAGCCACACCGCGCCCACAGCCGATCCAGCCGACCCCTTCCCGAAGCGGCGGTTCTCCCACCTTGCGGTGTTGCCTATCAACGTCGTTCAGGATGCCGGACAAGAGGGCTTCGCCTTTACTCGCCTTGTCCCGCTCTTCTTTCGGCGCATCTTCAGGAACGACTATCTGCCAGGTAAGAGAAGCCTTGTTGACGCCGTGATATACCTTGAGAAAGTCGTTCCGTGCGGCTGGGGAGGTATAAGCCTGGTGGCCGGAATCGCCTTGATAAGGCGTGAGGGCAAAGAGGTCGAAGTCTGTATCTATCTGGTCGAACAAGTCACGGAATGCCTGACTGTTCCTCTTCTTGTCCACCATAGCGACGATAGAAGCAGCCGTATACGACTTCTTCTTCGCTGACTGGCTGATGGACTTTTTGGTGATGGCCATAAAGTCTGTTCTCTTACTCCGAAGCTATACCATAAACGCACGGCGAAGTCAATTTTGCGGTCACTCCGGCAGTGTCCTAATTTGAGGCAAGAGGGGCTTGACATTTGGTATACTANATATGTTAAGGGTGGGCGGGGAGGTACGTCATGGCATGGCAGCCAACAATGAACAGGGAGAAGTGCAAGCAGGCGATCCTGTTCCTGCTCAATAGTTCAGCCAACAATACCATGTTGGGAAAGGTGAAACTGTTCAAGCTTCTCTACTATGTCGATTTTGACCACTACCAGACGTTTAAGACCCCCATCACGGGAAATGTGTATCGCAAGCTCCCATACGGACCAGTCCCCACACGCGCAGCAGAGATTCTGGAGGAGTTGAGGGCAGAGGGACTGGTGGGCATCTCCATGAAACTGGTCGGGGACTACCGCCAATATGTCTTCACGCCCAAGGTGCAAGGCAACATAAACACATTCACGACCTCCGAAATGGAGGTTCTAGAGCAAGTGGTCAAGAAGTGGGGTAGCCACACTACGAACGAGATTGTTGCTGCCACGCATGGGGAAGCTCCTTGGCGTGCGGTAGAAATGGGCGAAGAGATACCGTATTCGTTGGCCTTCTACCGCAGGCAGATTCTTGAAGAAGACGGGCAGGTTGACGAGGAAATCGAAGAAATCAGAGTCGCCTAATCACGCCTGCTCGCGATTTGCCGTAAGGTTGCTTCGTTGTATTTAGCTGTGTCATTGTCATACAGCAGGATCAAGTGGTAGTCAGTCCCATCCCGCTCATAGACCAACGTGCAGCGACATTCAGCGTCTGCTCCTGCTAGGCATGAGATGTGGACATCGGCTCGCCAAACCAAGTCGGGATAGAATTCCTGACACCTCCTACTTGGGATCGTCCCTGTTCGTAGGAGATGTCTGCTTTACCTGCCCTGGCCTGGATGTGGCAACATAACCCGGTTTCAGGGCTTCCAATATTAGCATCATCTGCGCCCATGCATCCTCGGTCATCAGTTGGGGCAATTCGATGATGGCTGTCTGGCTTCCGGGTAAGCGCAGAGGCACTCGGTCCCGTTGCCCAGAATCAGCGTCGGGTATGGGCGTGTCATACCAACTCTTTTTCTTCGTATCGGGCGGAGAGACCATCTCTTCTTCCCCTTCCGTAGGTATTGTTTTGTGGGGCGGGGCGTCGGACGCAGGCCGGACTCTACACCCTGGCTCAGCGGGTTCAACTCCCGCCCGCTCCATTATTATACCACGATAGAGGAAGGTGAAGTCATGAACAGATTGGGCATTCTTGGCCTCCTGCTATGCCCCCCAGTTGGCCGATGCAGTCACAGGCCAGAAGGGACACTGTGGGTGCAGACAAGGACTTCTTTCCTGGCAATCATCCGGGCAGGGCCGGTCTCGATGCTGTGGGCATACCCATCCGTTGTTGCAACTAGCATTCCTATGGGGTTCAACACCTTCAGTTAGAGAAACAGGTATAGTGCGCGGCTTTCGTTTAAGCCACTTGCCGGTTGCGATGTTGTCCGAGTAGCGTTGCCGCGCCTCCCGAATGGCATCCTGTTCCTTCTCGGTGGCAACATAACAAACGAAGGCGTAAAACATCCCATAGTCGGCCTCGTCCTCCTTTAGAGTTGGATTGACGGAATCTATCGTCCAGCAATGTGTCATGTGGACACTGCCGTCGTAATGCAAAAGGATAGTCCACTGGCGGTGGAATGCTACGGGAGCATCAATCTCCATTGAAACAATCTGCCAATCATCCGGGTCAACCGTGTGGGTTGCTTCTGCTGCCGCCTTGAGATAGGCTTCTGCCGCCGCCTGTGTTGAGAAGGCACGGCTGTTTCCTGTAGGCATGGGAAGTTCGATCTCATCATTGCGCGGCCATAGAATGAAGACGTTCAAAATGCACCTCTTTCCAGGAGCGGGTCCCTCCGCAACTCTTCCACGATCTTGCGTGGCGGGGTGTTCACCGTGAAGTTCAGGTGGCACTTATCGCACTGGTGGTTGCCCCGGCCATCTGTCTGCGCCTTTGAGACAATGGACCCGCAGGCTGGGCATCTCAAGTCATAAGGCACTCACTTCCTCCATGAGGCTTCTACGCCGTTAGGCAGCGCCAGAGGAGTCCTGACGCCATGCCCAGGACGTAAATACTGGATACTGGCCTCGTTTCTTCCCTTGCTTCCAGTATAACCATACCTATCAACTATGCGATAGATGACCGCCTTGATCGCATGGTTGAACTTATCCTCCGGCTCGTCGCCCACGACATTCCCTTCCTTGTCCGTCTTCCAACGATAAGCGGCAGTCTGGCCGAACAACGGGCCTTTCAACGGACAGGGGGCAACGCCGAACTCACTCAAAAGGCCAGTGCAACGCGGGTCAACAACCAGCTTAGGGCGATTGTCTTTTGGATTGACCTTCAGGAAGGTCTTCAGCGCCTCAGTCCCGTCGCTGACAGGGACCTTCTGGCCGCTCAAATAGAGGCTGGCCTTCTCCATCCATATCTGGCTAACGGGCGGCATGGCTCCCTGGCGGTAAGTCCCCGCCACGTCAATCACGCCAGCTTTAACATTCTTCCACCACGGCTTCTGCTGGCAGACGGTGATGATATCGTCCGTCACCATCTGGTTTTCATACACCTCATCGAAGCAAATATCCTGGTCCCCGATGGTCTGGAAGGCTTCGACGGCATAAGCGCCCGCCACGCCCGGGTCAATGGCAAGTTCAACTGGATAGGACGGGTCGAAAGAGACTTCCCTGACATGGATATCGGGCCTGAACTCAGGGAAAACGAGGCCGGCGGGCGGGCAGGGAACTCCCATGATGCGTTCCAAGAAGAACTGGTCGCTGGACTGCCCCTTCATCCGCAGTATTTCGGGGTCGTTCTCCCCTCCCTTGTACTTGTAGGTGTTAGACGTGCTGGGGACAATGATGCTTTTGGTATCCGTCGTCCCCCACAAGTAGCTCTGGATAAGCTTCGGCCACCAGCCTAGACTTCCTTCCAGCGTGCCCGCGCCGAGCATCCACCCTCTAGCTGAGCCGACCCGAAACAGGGCCTTCTGGTACGTCATCAAGTCCATCTGGCCGGGTTCGCACAGCACAATCCCGTTGGGGGAGAATTTAGAGAGCTTCCGCGAGTCCATTCCAGACTTCGTTTCCCACACCGTCCCGTCCGTCTCCCTGATCGTTCCCGGGTCCACCCGCTTGCTGCTGTCGCGGTAGATAGAGAGCTTCTGGAGAAAAGAGCGGATGTAATCGAACTCCGCCTCCGTCTCTCCGTAGTCGGAGCCGATGATCCAATACCGTCCCTTACCGAACCGCGCCCTGTCTTCCAGCCGGAGAAGCACGGCGTTCACAGAGATCGTGAGGGAGTTGTGCGTTGGTATCATACCTGGGCCAGCCAGGAACAAATGTGAGGGCGAGTTAACCTCAATGCATTTTGTGGAGCCACTATCTAGGCGCTCTGCGGCTACAATGTATTTTCGCTGCCTCTCATCACGCAAAGCGCGTATTCCATCCGGGCATTGCCGGGACAACTTGCGAGGAAGCGTAAAGACTGGAAAGGAGGCGACGTAACTGATGGTATAGACTGTGCCGCAATCCTTGCCGTACAGCTTGGCCCGCTTACTGCGAACTTGGTGCTTGACTCCCAGGCCCGTCAGAAGATGAGATACGTCCTTGATAAGGCGCTCGTTCTTGTTGTAGAACTCGGTAGACCTTCCATCCTTTGCACAACTGCCATCAGTGTCCATAAGGCCCTTGAGAAGGTCAATGCGTTGGGAGATAGCTGATTCAAGATAGATGCGGGGGATATGTTTGTTGTGGCGCACGTTAAGCTGAGCCAAAGTCTTTGAGAGTGTCAGAAAGACTCCCGACTTGTCACCTAACACGTAGAGCAGTCTGCGTCGCGGTGTGGCGGCTACTCCCCGACGCCTTATTTCATCCAATATGGGGGCGTCAGCGCAGGTGATGTAGGGGCCGACAGCACTGCCGTCTCCAAGCCAGACTCCAAGAACATACGGATCGAGTGGCAACTGTTGTTGGGCGAATTGCAAAGGTTTTGCGATCGTGATGCTATGGTTTGAATGTACCGCTGTATCCTGTCTCCGTGAGTATAAAGTCTCAGCTATCTGTTTGCTTGTACGGATGGCACCGGAAGCTATCAACGAAGTCTGTCCCTTACGAGACCGGCGGAGACGGACCCTACGGCCAAGTGATGTCTCTGTAACCCATTCATGGTCTTCATCAGCGACGATAGAAGTGCCATCGTCGAAACTGAGGCGATAGCGTGGTCTGTTAAGCCAAACGCGGCTTCCTGTCACGAAACAAGGGATCCCTTCGTCATCGAAAACTTGGTCGCCAGGTTGAAGGTCACCCATGACTCGCCAACCTTTAGGCGTTATTATGGGCGTTGTCAAACACAACGCCTTCCCGGCTTGCTCTCCGCCAGACAGGTACTTGAACCGGTGGGGGAACATGATGAACTCGGCCTGCGGACGGGTCGGACGTATGCCCAGTATCTTCAGCACCGTCGCGTAAGCCTGCTCGCGGGAGACCGAGCCGGGCGGAGCCACAGGAGCGCTAACCACTTCTTAC